GATCCAGATAAAATAAGTATTCTTTGGATGAAAAATTCTTATGATCAACCTAACATAGCTCCTTGGTTTGCTGAAAAAGAAAATCATAGAAAGTATGATTGGTACGTATTTAATTCACATTGGACATATGAAAAATTTAGATATGCATTTGGTTTACCCACACATAAGTGTTGTGTGATAAAAAACGCACTGCCTAATATAGATTGGAAAGAAAAGAAAAAATTTCAAAAAGGTGATCAAATAAAACTAATACATACATCTACTCCATGGCGAGGATTAAACGTTTTAGTTGGAGCAATGGAATTAATTAAAAGAGATGACATAGTGCTTGATGTTTATAGTTCTACTAAAATATATGGTAACCAATTTGAGTTACAAAACGATAAACAATTTCAGCCATTGTATAGAAAAATGGAATCAATGAATAATATTAATTACAAAGGGTACGAGCCTGACAGAGATAAATTAATGAATGCGATGCAAGACTCACAAATATTTGCTTACCCTTCTATTTGGGAAGAGACTTTTTGTATATCAGCAATAGAAGCTATGGCAGCTGGTAACATGGCAATAGTAACAAACTTTGGTGCATTGTTTGAAACATGCACTGAGTATGCTCATTACGTAAATTATGAAACTAATGTCTATACATTAGCAAAAAAATTTAAAGCAGTAATAGAGTTCGTAGCTGATAATTATCACGAGCCTGTTCTACATGAAAGATTACAAGATCAAATGAAGTATTTCAGAACATTTTATAATTGGGATTCAAGGGTAAAAGAGTGGGAAAGTTTAATGGATCAATTAATGAAACAAAAAGGTTATGCATGACAATAAAAATAGATGAAAGAAGTATAATAAATGAAAAAAATATATTTGGACAAAATACCGATAAGGGAAATAGTGTATTAAATTGGGATGAAAAAAAAGATGAGAAACAAATAAAATTGTTTTTTACTTCTCCATGCCATGGAGGTGTTGATATACATTATGTAAGAGCAACTTTGGAACTACAAGCTTTACTTCAAAGACATAAAATACCAGTAACATTTCATCTAATACAGTCATCAATTGTTACACAAGGTAGAAATTTATGTACTGCTGCATTTTTAAAATCAGAGTGTACA